GGGACAAAGCGCAGCGGCTACTGCAAACGATGCAGAGCTCGGACCAGGTTAATGCAGAAATCTGAATTAACAGAAGCTAAAGAAATCGCTGGTCGTATGATGACCGAGCTCTTGTTATTTCCGGTTACGTCAAACGTTGATGCGGCTAAGTTACGTACTGCTGTTGGGCGGTTCATGGTAGACTTCGGTACGTTGGTTGATAATAAAGTTATTGGTACGGAATTATTTGCTTGTTTTGAACAGGCACGTGCAGCCGGTGCTACACTTAATACTATGGATCGGGTTCGTATTTCGTTGTTTTCTGAAGCGCCACTTTATAATTTAGGATTAGTTATTGTTAATGCTGGTATTTTGTTTTCTTTTATTGAGCAAAGTCAAGTGATATCTGTTATGGAATTTACTAGTCGAAGTGAAGTTGATGAGTTAATGGATGCGATGAATGTAATTATTGATGACATAAAACTTAACAAGGCAGACTCGTTTACGTCTAGCGATTATCAAAGTTTTGTTTTGCTGGCAGCATTATTAATTCAACACATGTCCGCAACTGAGCGGCAGCTACCACGTGTTCTTCAATATCATTGGGCAGTTAATTACCCGGCATTGACTTTGTCTAATCGTATTTATGGTGACGGATCGCGTAGCGACGAATTGATTGCTGAGAATAATACCGTGCACCCGGCTTTCATGCAGCGTGATATTGTGGCGTTAAGTTCATGACAGATATTCGTGTCATCAACGTTACAGATTTAACAGGCATCTGGGCAGACTGGCTTTTGAAACCAGACGGTACGCTGGATGAAACCGAAGAGCTTGTTAACATCGTTAAGGTGACGCTATTAACTTGCGCATTGGCCGATCCAAACGACGTGTTGCCTGATCCTGATAGTTCAGATCGCAAAGGCTGGTGGGGAGACCTAGAGGCAGAAACGATCTGGGACGGCTGGCCGATTGGATCGAAGATCTGGCTATTGCGTCGTGCTAAGATAACTCCAATCGATGCGCAGGAAGGCGCAACGGTTGTGCGGGCAGAACAATACTGCAGAACATCTTTGCAGCCGATGATTGATAAACGTATCTGCAGCCGCATCGATGTTACTGCGATGCGTAATGGTGTTGAACAGATTGACGTGTGGGTACAGGTTTATCGAGGTCCGAATATGTTAATCGATTTGCGCTTTCAAAATATGTGGGATGGAATAAGGAAAGTTTAAGTAATGCCTTGGACAACCCCAACGCTACGCGTCGTACGGCAAACGGTTCGCGGTGAGATAACGACTGCGTTAGGTCGTGCTTCGTTCGTCGGCAACAGTGTCTTGCGGGTGATGGCTGATGCCATGGCGGCACTGGCGCACCTAACGTTGCGTTACCTTGATTGGTTAGCACTGCAGTTGCTGCCGGATACTGCTGAACATGAATGGCTAGATCGGCACGGCGATATCTGGTTAGTCAACGCTGACGGAACGATCGGGCGCAAGGTTGCAACTCCAGCTATGGGTACCATTGCAATTACTGGCACACCCGGTGTTGTCGTGCCAGCTGGAACGCAATTGATCAGTGATAATAATATTAACTACGAGACGACAGAAGATGTGACTACAGGATCGTCGCCAGTCAACGTTGGCGTCGTTGCTATTGATTATGGTGCACTCGGTAATATGGACGAAGGCACACAATTAGGTTTCGTGGCTACCCCTGCTGGCGTTGACGGCACTGCTACCGTAGTAGAATTAACAGGTGGTACTGACGACGAAACTGATAACCAATTACGTCAACGTATCCTGCAGCGTATTCGTAATCCTGCGATGGGTGGTTCGCAAGCAGATTACGTTACGTGGGCATTGGCGGTACCGGGAGTGACGCGTGCGTGGGCAGCGCCAGAGCAAGGTACCGGTACGATCACTGTGCGTTTCTTAATGGATGATTTGCGTGCGTCTGACGATGGCTGGCCGACACCTGCAGACGTGCAGATCGTAGCGACGTACATCGACAAGATGCGTCCTGTTACGGTTAAGGATTGTTATGTGCTTGCACCGATCAAGGAATTCATCGACGTCACGATTGCAAACTTGATGCCGGATACTGAAGCCGCACGTGCTGAGATTGAAAAGAGTATTCGTGATATGTTGTTTGCAAAGGCAGCTCCAGGACAAACGATTTACGCAGCGTGGATAAGTTACGCAATTTTAAATGCGCCGAGCGTGCAATCGTTTGAATTAGTAACGACGGTGGACTACGTAATGCCGTCGCTCGGACACATGGCGGTGCTGGAGACGATCCTTTATGAGTAATCAGATTGATCGTCACGTACGTCGCACTGGCGATGATTATAAACAGGCGTTTCTGGCGTTACTACCGCAAGGGCAGGCATGGCCACGGCATCCAGAAAGTTTGCTTTATAAAGTCGTCGCTGGTCTTTGCGAGTACTGGGGGTTCGTCGATAGTCGCGCTGCTGATTTGTTGGAAATAGAAAGCGACCCGCGCAAGACGGTTGAGCTGCTGCCGGATTGGGAAAGAAATTGGGGATTGCCCGATCCTTGTTATGCGGCACCGCAAACGATAGGTCAACGTCAGTTAGCGCTCGTTATGCGTATGACGATGCAGGGTGCGGCTTCGCGTGAATTTTTCATTGCCGTAGCTGCACAGATCGGTTATACTATCACGATCACCGAGTACCGCGTGTGGGTTGTTGGTCTTGATGGTTGCGGCGATTGTCGTGTTTATGGCGATGGTTCTAATCCGATGTTCAATGCGTGGAATGTACCGATCTGCGATCCTGCTGGCAATCCCGTTGCGGATGGTGAATTGTCTGAGTGGCCGAATTACGGCCTCGGGCCGCCCGGCAATCGTTTCTACTGGACCGTCCACGTTCACCAATCGTCGCTGATTTGGTTCCGCGTCACCAAGGGACAAACCGGCGTCGATCCGCATTTGCGCATCGGCTTGGCCGACGATCTTGAATGCCTATTGAACCGGCTCAAGCCCGCGCACACCGAAATAATTTTCGACTACTCAAGCCTGAGTGATCCCGGCGATCCGATGGCTGGCACACCATGAGACAAACAGGAGGCAACAATTAAATACAACCAGCCCTACGGCATCAGCGATCCCAATGCCGTTTACATCAACGGCAACCCCACCACCGGCACGATGGGTTCGATCCCGCCCGCCGAGTCGATTGAATACGACCAGCGCGAAATCGTCGCGGTGATCCAGTGGGCCGCCGATCACGGTTACCATGATTATGCCAACGCGCTTTGCGCCAATCCAAGCAACGCCGACTTGCAACAATTGCTCAAGGCGATTTGGGGCCTAGTCAATTCTAACAAGCTGACCGCGCCGCAAACCTATTATGTCAATACGACCACCGGCGACGACAACAATCCCGGCACCTCGTCAGGGGCGGCATTCAAGACAATTCAGCGGGCGGTCAATCAATGTTCGGTGTTCAATCTTAACGGCTTTAATATTCAAATTGTCGTTGCCGACGGCACATACGGAAAAGTCGTACTGCCAAATATCAATGGTACCGGATATATTTTTATAACTGGCAATAGCGCCATCCCCGGCAATTGCATCATTCACGCCAATACCGGTCCCGCTCTACAGGTCAACGGCCAAAATTATGTCGTTACCGGGTTTCGTTTTGAGTCCGATATTTATGATGCGACAACAGGGTTTCCCGGTGCCGGGGTTTGGAACTCAGGCGCAGCGAATTTTACTTTGGGCGGAAATGGTACTGCGATTGAATTTGGGTTTTGCGCGGACGGCCACATCATGGCGACCGTTGGCGCAATCGGCATTGCGGGTGGAACGGCTGTTCGTATCAAGGGCAATTCGGCAAATTTCATTAATGCAAATATTGCCGCTTGGGTATTCACCGCCAATGTTCCGGCATTTCCGACCATCGTAATTCCCGAGGCGCATTCTATCGGCGTGTTTATAAATTGTGCCGGCAACGCGAACACCGGCGCAATCTTTTCATCGTTTTCGGGTGCCGCGAATATCACCGGTCAAAAATATTCTGCGGCCACTAACGCGGTCATCAACAGCAACGGCGGCGGCATTAACTACTACCCCGGCACGATTGCCGGGGTGACAGGTACCGGAGGGCAATACCTATGATTTACGATCCTTATGACTGGTTTTGGCTGGCGGATGACGGGCGCATATTTGCCAGCGCAAGACAAAGTATCGTCGACAGTACCGATACGGGATATGTCGACTGGACCAACGGAGGCAACGTTGCAACGCCTTGGCCGCGCGATGCGTCCGACATACAGACTATTGCGACGTTACAGGACGTGCTGACGCCGTTTAATCTTTTCATTGATTTGACGGCTTATGCGGCATACGCGCGGTCCAACCACGCCAGCGGCGGCTTTACTATTACTACGATAAGTACGGAGCCGTTCCTGACCGATCCGACCTCGCGCAATACCATCAACAGTGCCTTTCAATATGCTCAAGCCAACCCGGCGCATATTACAAACTGGAAAATGTCGAACGGCAGTTTTATTGCGTTGAGCAATACGCAAATGGCGACCGTCAACAATGACATCACGACGTTCGTGCAATCCTGCTTTACGTGTGAGGGTACGACGGCGAGCGGCATCATTGGCGGCACGATCACCACGCACGCGCAAGTCGACGCGGCATTTGCCGCAATCTCCAACGTTGTTCCTTAGACATGGCGACCGTCAACATCACCGTTGAGAACGACGCGGATTTTTACCGCACGTTTCAATATGTCATGGCAACCGCTGGCACTCCTATCAACATCACCGGGGCATCTCTTGAGATGATGCTGCGCCGTCACGCCGAGGACGCTGATGCGGTATTGCGGCTCGGCACCGACACCGGAGAAATCGTGCTGATTGATCCCGTCAACGGTTTATTTACCGTTTTGATTACGCAAGACACGCTCGCGCATTTGGCACTTGGCAGTTATGACCATTCCAACATCATGACGCTTGGAGGATTCAAGACAAAAATCTGGAGTGGCACGCTCATCAACAATGCAGGGCCAACGCGATGAGCGCGGTCGAGATTATCACCGACGCTAACGTCACCATTACCGCCGATGAGGCCGACACCGTTGTCGTGCTCGCTGCCGACGACGTTGAGACAATAGCAACCGGCGAGCAGGGGCCACCGGGGCCACCGGGAGCGCCGGGAGGGCCACCGGGGCCGCAAGGGCCGACCGGGCCGCAAGGGCCGACCGGGCCGCAGGGTCCGAAAGGCAACACAGGTGCCACCGGGCCGCAAGGGCCAGCAGGACCGAACGGCTCGACAGGGCCAATGGGACCAGCGGGAGCCGATAGCACTGTACCCGGACCAGCAGGACCGGCAGGGCCAACCGGTGCAACAGGGCCGCAAGGACCGGCTGGCGTAGACGGTGCGGGTGCACCTGCTACCTCGCCGCCGCTCATGGACAGCGTTGCGGCGGTCGGCACCTCGCTTCTATTCGCGCGCCAAGATCATATCCACCCGAGCGATACGTCGCGGGCGGCGGATGCCGTTGTCGTCAAGACAACCGTGCAAGCATTAAGCGCCGCGCAACAGCAACAGGCGCGGCAAAATATTGTCGCCGCGCCGTTCGACGCGATGGCTTACAGCGGCTTGCAGATTAACGGTGGCATGGAGGTGAGTCAGGAATTAGGCACTACAGGACGCGGGACACCCGGCTATGTCTGCGATGGCTGGACGGCATCATGGGGCGGCACAATGCTCATTGCCGCCGCT